AGGAAGTCAGAAGGAAGGGGCTCAGTTTGAGCCCCTAAATCGAACTGGAATACTACACGCTCCATCATGTTTCTGATGCGGAGACGCTGGTATATCCAAGCTTCTGCCTCAAGCAGGATGTTATCGGTCGGAAGGTCGGAGCGGTTGACCCAATTTGCGATTGAGCCAACCACCGTCTTTGCGCCGGTCAATGTCGTCCAACTGATTGCCACTGGCCGGTATCCCTATCAAATGAAGTCGGTCCTAGCGTCTTTCGACTCAACCAGACCGAGTTCCACTACGAAATCAACAGCGTCACGACGCTCGCTGATCTGCTTGTTATGCTTCGTCCGAATCTCCTTCTGGACCTCGGAGAAGAGATAGTCCTTCTTGCCAGCCGCCCATGCGGCGAGATTGATACCCGTACCATCGTCACCAGAAACGGCGGACCAGCTCAGTCCCGCTGCGGGCGCTGGCTCACTAGCCTTCTGCTCTACCTTGCGGCGAGCCGCCTCGCGGGCCTGTACCTTTGCTAGAGCCTCTTTCAAAGCTGCTACAATTCCTTCCCGATCATTCGGGCATGTGTCGCCAAGAATCTTCTTGGCCCTGTTCTTGAACTTCGTGAACGACATACGGTCGATCTTCGCGATAAGCTCAGAAACGCCGAGCAAGTCCTCAGAGTCGTTAATCTCTGCAGGCGTCTTAGCTGCCTCCTCTGCGGAGAGCGGCTTGCCTGGGATAATCTGACGCCCGTGAGCGTCGAAAAACTGTGCGTCCTGTTCGTAGTATGCCGCCCTGTCAAATCCGTCAGGCTGATAAGGCGGGCTGATCTTTCCAAACGGCTTTTGGAAATTGAGCCTCATAGTTCCCCCTTAACGTAGAAAAGTGGGCGGGCCGGAAAGGCCCGCCCGTGGTCATCAGATACCCTTTTTGCCCTTGGACGTGGCTCCGGGGTGCATGTGGACCTGAGACGAGTTCCCCTTCAGGGAGTGGCTCAGATCGGTAGGTCCACCGCGCATCGAACGGCCCATCAATGCTTCGTCCGACTTACCTTTATGGCTCGAACGATCAGGGCTGGTTTCGGTGCGGATGGTCTGGCCCATGTGGGCCTTCTCATTCTTGCGCATTCTCACTTCTCCTTTGAGTAAAAGGCTTCGAAAGGCTGCTCCAACCGTTCCGCAACCTCTTCGCTGACCATATCGTCCCAGTAAGGTCCGACAGGGCGGCGAGCTAGACGAGTGTAGCCATCTTGAGCCGCATCACCGCTGCAGCAGTCATAATGACGCTCACAAGGGTTCAGTGCCTCAAGACGATATTTGCGGTTCGGATGTGACATCTTTCGTCTCCTTAGTCAGCCCAGTCGATGACGACATACGGCGAACCAATGCCAGCAGCAACAGCGCCAGTCACCGTCACCAAGACCGGCGTATCAGCCGGAAGGTTCTGGTTGACCATGAGAGCTGCAAAGCCAGCATCCTGCTCGTTGTAGGTCGAGAGGACCGTCATGCCTTCGTCAGCGGCAGCGCCGTTAACGTCGAAGACATCGCCGTAGGCGTTCGGATCAGCAGCGGTTCCAACCTGAACCGTAATCGTAGCGGTGAACGTTTCCGTCACGCCCTGCATACCGTAGTCGATAAGACGGCCAGATTTACCCTTCGGGCCAACGATACCAAAACCTTCGGTAACGTTGTTGCCCCAATCAAGCGAGGGAAGAATGTAAACCTGCCGGTTCGGATTATTGTAAGACATAGTGAGTTTCTCCTATCTGCAGGTTTGCTTAGGCCGCCGAATCCCACTTCACGATGCGCGACTGCGCAGCCGTGTCGTGGAAGATGCCGAAGCCACCAAGGTAATACCAAGCGATGCCGCCCGAACGGCCATAGTCACCGGGGAGCTTTGCGCGGATTTCCTCGGGGATCACCATCGCCTCGTTCACCGTGTCGGCACCGAAGAAGAACGCCCAGCTCGACTTGGCGTTGTTCCAGGCATCCGAAGTGCCGGTATAGGGGTCGAAGGTGGTCGAGTCGTTCGCACCGCCCTTGGGAATGAAGTTCTGCTCGACAAAGCGGGTGCCTTCGTAGCGACCAACTTCACCGTTGTAGATCTTCGTAATGCCCGTGTCGGTATACTGCTGGATCGACTCAAGCTCGTTCTTGAACGGGCGGATGGTCGTCGGATGCGTCAGGCACACATAGTCATCATCCACGAAGCCGGGGATGTTGCGCTCACGCATTTCATCGACAATCGCCTTAACGTGGCCAGTGCCCAGAGCAACGTTGTTGGTCGTTGCCGTTGCGCCGTTCTCGGTTACAGTCACCGAGTCCGTAGCCGTACCGCCAGTCGGAGCTGCACGAAGCTTGCAAGCATCGAACTGAAGGAATGCTTCAATGTCGAATGCCTTACGAGCGTCGTTCTTCAGACCCTTGTTGATGATCTGCAGAACGTCATGCTTTGCAAGTGCCGTCAGCTTGCCAGTGTAAGGGACCGAGTTACCGAGTTCGGTAACTGTCAACTCACTCTGTGCTACGCTGAAGGAAGTCTCTGGCATCGGGGTAAGCTCAGAGAGCCTGCGGCCCTGAGTGCTCACATCGCCGTAGACGTTCCAGCGGTACTTGTCACCGCGATTCAGACCCTTTTCAAGGGCGTCTGCATCGGGCTCGCAAAACTGACGGAACTTCGTCAGCGGTTGAAGTGCAGTGCGAAGGGTGTCTGAAAGTTCGTCGGCGTACATGAATCCGCCAGCGGTATCAGTCTCCCAATTCATTGCGGTCGTCATATCAATGATCCCTTTACGATCCTAAAAGGACGAAAAGGAACGGAGAACAAAGCCTACACAAAACCTCTGGCTTTACGCGCTTCTTCCACGACATCTCTACGAGTTTTTGGTCGTGGTGCCTGCTGTACCTGTCCCCGAACCCCAGCCGTCCTGGGTTGCTGTGGTGCCGCGCGCTTGCGGTCCAGTCTCTCAGACGAGTGCTGTGCAGCGCGCTGTTGCGGCTGTTGCCTTTGAGTCTGAGATTTCGCCGGTTGAAGATGGAATCGTTCGGTCATAGTCTTACCGACTGACTCCAAAAGCTCACCGTATGTACGAACCTTATGACCATTGGACCGGAGCACTCTTTGTGCATGGGCCAAGGCAGAAGCGTCGTGCGCGATGGGCTTTATGTCTTCGTCCGATGCTCCCGCAGACTTTAGGTCCGCGATAAGCTCGTTACGCAGTACAGTTCTTCCGGCATCGGCCAGCACTTCGTCCTTTGCAAGATCTGGATATTCATCCGCGAACTTGCGAAGAGCTGACTGAATCTCATCTCTAGTTTGGGTCTGAACGGTATAATTCTGGACGATCTTGCCAATGGCTTCAGCGTCCAGTTCAGGCTGCTTCTGTTGAGCCGTAGCCCAGGCCAACAACTCTTGGCCGTAGTCTACGAGTGCCTGAACACCGTCCTCAGCATCTCCGATCTGTACCCGCTCAACAATGCTCTTGAGCTTTTCAGGATCTAGTGAAGCTTTCGGTTGGTTTTCCGGAGCTTCCTTGCCCTTCTGGGACTCGGACAGGTGCGTCTCTTGTTCTTCCGCATCGTCTCGCTGGTGTTCCGAGTTGGGTGCGGAATGGCGCAACGCCTGCGCCTCTTTGAGAAGCCTTTTCGCCTCTTCTAACCTATTCTCACCGGCCAATCCCATTTGAGCAAGTGCCCTAACCTCGCTCAGGGGCTTTTTGACCTCTTTACCGTCAATTATCATAAGGATTTCAGGGTCTTGCTGTTCCGCCCCTTTAGCGGATTTTTGCCCTTCATTTCCTTTTTGGGTTGACAATTCGGCATTTTCTTCAAGGTCTTCATCAGAAGACCCCGAATCACTTTCAGATTCCTCTTCAGTTGCCGTGTCAACAGGAGGATTTGATTTCGCCTCCTCAGAGGATTTTTCGCGGTCCCGGTTCTCGCGATATTTCTTCGCAATCAACGCTCTGGGATCTAAATCTTCCTCAGCCTCCTCGTCGGACTCCTGCTCTTCAAAGAAGTCTTCCTCGCTGTCATCCTGCTTGATGTCAGCTTCTCTCTCGGAAAACATCTCGGCCTGATCGTCGTCAACGTCAGGCAGGACATCCTCGCTTACTTGCTCAGACTTAGCCTTCGACATTCATTCCCCCATCGGTTTCCGAATCCGTCTCATCGACAAATTCCTCTTCAATAGCGTCCTTCGCCAGCTCCGCATTCTGCAAGCGGCTGGAAACCCACTGAACTACTACTAGGTACTCACGGATGATAGTTTGCGTTGTAGCTACTTTTACTGAGTCTGAAGGGTCAACATTGACCAACGCCTTCAACGCATCACGAGCAACGGTACGCCGCTCTTTCAGGTACATGGATAGGGGACCATTTTCGGCAAAGTCCGCCTGAATATCGGTTCCTATCCTCTTTTCCCGTTCGAGAGAATGCTTCCTCTCGATGTCACTCATACTGTCTTCAAAGAACTCTTCGTAGGTGAATCTTTCATCCCACTCGGGCGTGAACATCTATACCCCCATAAGTTGCGCTATAAACTTACTCGGCTGGAATGCCAAGCATTTCTTCGTCATTTTCTGGAACTTCTTCTGTCCCCTTCCTTTGAGACATGGTGGCTGCAAGCTGCTCCGAGATCTTCCACAAGGCACGCATCAGTCCTTCCTCGCGGTTCTCAACAGACTGTAATCTTTGGTCAATTTGACCTAACGCCTGAACAATCTTGTCTACTGCAAGTTGCTGATCCTTGCCTGAATTTTCCTGAACACGCTCAGTTTCAAACTTAGAGTTTTCAGCGCGAGCCGACGCAAGATCCTCGCGGCGACGGTCGATAGTCTTGTCAATTACACCCGCAAGTTGTTCTCGACGCTTCTCCATCTGCCCTTCTTGACGAGCTTCGCGGCTGGCGTGAACCGTCACAAGCTGAGATCCGAGCTGGGCTTTGCCCTTCATCTGCTCGACCTGAAGACGGGTTTGATTGTCGCGAAGGTTCTGGGCCATGTCGGACTGGATCTTGGCCATTGCCTCTTGGAAAGAGAGCTGCATGGCATCCCGCTCCTGCTTCATCTCAATCATGAAGCGTTCCATCTCGGGATCTTTCTCATCCTCCGGAGGCTCACCAAACTCAAAGAACCGGCGACCGTCGCGGAAGCCTGCAGAGCCCATAACCTCGTCAATGACGGCTTCCGCGTTCACGGTAATGCCTGACTTGGCCATGATGTCTGCCATGGGCATCAGCATTTCCATCGCAGCCTTCATCTTGCCGAGCTTCTGCATGGGATCGGATGCACCAATGCCAGCATTCACGCGGACAAATAGTTCAACCTCTTCCCACTGCTCAAAGGTAGGCTCGATCTGGTGCTTCTTGAGATTCTGTGCCTTGGCGTTGCACAGGGCCAGAAGACGCTCGTCAGTCTCATAAAACCTAATCAAATGAGCGACTTGACGGATTACAGGCTCCACCCAAGTCTCAATCCACATGCGCAGATCGAACTCAGATACGGAGTTTGCGGCACCAGACATGAGCTTCATGCCGCCAACAGTCTCATTGAGCTGCCGGGATTGCTGCACAGAGCTGGTCGAGAACACGCCCGCCAGCTCATCGAACATGGCGTTATTGACGCTCGTTTCCGTGTAGGAGGCACCAGACGGCCCCGGCGTTTGCTGGAAGGCAACGTCGTCAAGGCTGTCAACGAGAAGGACGGTATCTGGCTGGCCGCGCCTTTGGAGCTGGGCCAGATCGACGTTCTTGCCGCGTTTGGCCATAGCCAGAGGCGCGATAGACCGCTTCAGAGTGTCCTGACGCAGGTTCGTGATGTCATTCAGCTCAAGCTGAAGTGGTTGCCAAGACTCGACGGGAGACATCGGGAAGACCTGATGCGTGTCGAGTGTGGACATACCCATGACGTAAGGACGCTCACCGCCGAACTCTGGGTAGACATCCTCAACGCGGCGAACCTCAGATATGATCGCATGGCGACCAACTGACCAGAAATGCCAGTCAATGCCGTCGATCCTGAAGAAATTCTCCTGCAGCCAGACAATATCGAGATGTCCGGGGCTTTTAGAGTCTTCATACCTGTCAGCGCCGCCCTCACGAACGCGCCGAGCGCCAGTACGATCCTCGTCAAGCCTGCCCTTCAGGAGCACGGCATCATCAACCTCAAGCCACCCGGATTCCCTGCCGTACTTCTCAGCACTGCGCATCATGGACTTGGCGTCATCCAAGCCCATCGGGTATTTCATCATAAACCAGCGGCCAAGCTGGATCGGGGAGTGCCAAGGTGCTGCCGGGTCAATACTTGAGTTTTCAATGGGATGCAGCTCGATCATCGGGCGGTCGCGCGTGACGTGCGAGACAGTCTGCATTTCCTTGTCAATAACGGGCTGGCCAAGGGCGTCGATGATCGGCGTAACGCCGTCAACGTCAAGGATGGGTACTTCTACCTCCTCCTCCTTCTCGACTTCCTCATACTCCCAGAACTGCTTGGAGATACAGATGCCGGTAAGCTGGGAATCGAGACAGGCTCCCATTGCGATCTGAAACCACGGAAGACCGGACTTTGCCGATGTTCTGGTCAGGCGATAGTCAAGATCCTGCTTGATGCAGGCTGCAGTCGCCATCTGGATCGGATCGTCCTCGTACTGGGCCGAGATGTTCACAACGTCGTCTGTCGAGAACAGAGCCGCAGCAGCGGTCGCCATGTTCTTACGGACTGCCGAGCGTGTCTTTGGCACAAACAGCCGTGAGCGGCCACGCCAAGCCGGTCCAAGGTACTTGGAGCCTTCAGCGTGCTGGTTCTTCCAGGCGCGGTAGGAGCGCGACAAGGGGCGCTCGATTGTCCGTGCCTGATAGTCCTTGGAGACTGTATCTGCCCGACTAATAAGGTTCAGGAAGTTTACATCAGGGATGCCTTCCCCCTGAGCCTGCTTGTAGCGGTTTGTCTCTTTGGCCTTTGCTGCTTCCTTTTCAGTAGCATCTAGGCTGCTCTTATCAGGCGGCTGCGGGTCAAACTTGGACGAGGAAGAGGAAGACGACATGGGTTCTCCTTACGTCGGGACTTTGCCGTGGTGCCCACGCAGATAGTGTGGGATGTCATCCAAGGCAGTTAAAAAATGTTCCAGCGAGAAGCCCTGACGCGGAAGCTTGTACCGCTCCAAGATCTCGCCACCAGCTTGAACCACGCTCTTCAGAGTCGGATCTGACTTCAAATCAGCGAGTTTCAATACATACTTGTACCGCCCCATGAAAATGGGAATTGATACGAAGGCAATGCCCTGCTTGTGGCTGACTTCAACCATCCAAGCATGTCCAGCATAGTGCCTTTGAAGAACATCACCGATTCGAGCCGTCATCATAAGGTCCACGGCCTTCAGCTTGTCGTCTTCTTCGGACTGCTTTTCGTAGGATGTCTTAGCTTTGGTAAATCCGACCATTGTGGCCCCCAAATAGAAACGGCCCGCACAAGGCGGGCCGCTTATTGAACCTAGATTCAATCTGATTGAACTTTAGATCTCGGTTACAGTCACAACCAAGCTCTGCAAGGCAATATCGGTAGATATGCCCGTGGTCCCGGTCAGAAGAACGTAGAACGTTTCATCTGCGCCAACCGTCTCGTTAGCGACGATAGACGTGTTGGCCGACGACATGATCGTCTGCGCCGTGACCGAAAGCTGGGTCATTGTGGCTACCGACGCATCGGCAACATCAGCCAGAGCTGCAGTCATCTTGCGCAGATCCATATCAAGCGTAACGCCGTTTCCAGCAGACTCGATCTGGCCAACAGCATGAACGCCCGTAATTACGTCACCAACCTTCAGGCCGGTAACGGGAACAACGAGCGTCGATCCGGTCTGGCTTGCTGGCAGAGTTGCGGTCAGAGCCGCATCGACGGCACCACCACCCACGGTCCAACCCGCAGTAGCTCCAACCTTTGCCAAGCCAGAAGAAATCTTCTGGATGCCCTGACGTACCGGAGAAAAGAGCGTCTGAGTTGCCGTCCACACAGTCTGGTCTTCGATAACCAGCCTGACGACGCCAGTGCCCCAGTCGTAGTCCATATAGGTTGCCCTATTGGGGGAGAAACGGATCTTACCGCGAGTAAAGAGTGCCATGCTGTTCCCTCTTCTTTTATCTAGGAACCAAAAGAAAACCGCCCCGAAGGGCGGTCGCTAGTTACTCAATACGAGTCTTCAGTAGTCCATCTCTTCCCCAAACCCCCGCTACGAACGGAAGCTCAAGGGCGCTACGTCCAAGCGACCACATCCCTATAATCTGGTCGATCTGGTCGTCCGTATACTCTACATCTCGTTTATGCAGCGGCTTCTTGTCGTTTGGAACTTCGACTCTCTGAGCCCTGCGATTGATGCCGACCGGCCTAATCATAACTTGCCCGAGCTGGCCGATGATAACGCCTTCATAGAAGGTACTCGTTGAATGAACCATCATCCAGCTCGACTGGCCCTCGCCGGTCTTCACCAGCGTCAATCCGCCAAGCTGAGACGCGATACGATCCCCCTTCTTCTTCATAGAGTTACGAAACTGGGGGACTCTAGCCTTCTCAGCCGGTGCAAGCATCTTACTTTCCGTTCTTCTTTACGGCTTCAGGTGCCGGTGCAGGAACGCCCTTGATCTCTTCCAGCTCGCGCGTCAGACGCATGACCCGTGCCTCAAGCTGGGCAACGAGGTTCAAAGCGCCGTCCCGCTGCCGGGTAAGCGAAGAGATGATGTCCTGAATTTCCTGCTGAGTGGCCGCAGCCTGAGCCTGAGCCTGTGCCTGTTCTTCCTTAGTCATATCAAGTGCCCCTTTTCAAAGCCTGTTTGCTACCCGTTTGAACTATCAACTCACCCTTAGTTAAGGTGATCCGCCCTCAAATTCAATTGCCTAAATCTGCGAAGCGGCCACGAAAAACGCATCAACCTGTGGGTCTGTAAGACTCAATTGAGCCTTGATGCCAGCCACCAGAAGACTGTCCTTACGGACGGTCGATGACGTATCCCACTCAATCCTGATGTCGTCGTCCTGATCCAGACCAGAGACGTAGGTGCGAACCGTTCCGACATTTCCGGTTGCTTTCAGGTGTTTGACGAACTGAGTCTTTGTCACTTCGTCAATTACGACCGGAGGAGCAACATAAGGATCAATCGGAAGCGCATTGTTCACGATGTACCTGTAGTGCCTGTTGCTCATGTCTGCTGGAATCGACGACACAGCGCCATTTATAGTCGCTATGACAGTCGTGTTCGCCTCGTCGAGCCATGACAAGTTTTGAATGTCGATACCTTCAAGCATTTACGTTGTCCCTCGTATTTGTGTTTCCATTATTCCCTCGCGTCTAGGATTATGCCACGAGTGAGATAGTAGGTGTCGGTGTTTGCTGCGCTGGCCACCAAGTTATGGGCTACGCTATTAGTGCCAGACACAACGACGCTGTCGCCAAAGGCGTTGTTTGATGTCCCACCAGACAGTGACAGTGTAGGTGCTGCCCACATAGGCTGGACTACGACCGAGATCCGTTGGTTCTGCGATGCCGCAGTAGACCTGAACCGATGGTGCACGTAGATGATCTGATAGAACCTAGCGTTCTGATATTCCTCTTCGTCGGGCAACGTGAGCATCAAGCCCATGTTAGCCTCGGAAGGAAACTCGATCTCTGCCGGGACTATTGTGTAGCAACCGATGTACGACGTACCAGTCGTCGCTGTAGCGTTCACGTTGGCAGTCGTCTGGAAAAGTGTTCCGCCGCTGCTTCCGTAGGTGTTCCACTGATTACAGTTAGCAGAACTCTCCTCGAAGCTCGTATGTCTCCAGAAGTTTATACGCATCTCGAACAAGTTCGATGACGCATAAGTCCCTGTCGAGCGACCCGGCACAACAAACTCGTGCCACGCCCAGACACCTGCTGTTCCAGAGAACTCCTGAATGAAGGACTGGAAGTTTACTGTGTCGCGAAGCGACCACGAGTAGGTTCCGGTGACGTGCGGCTTGAACCAGAAGCCAACCCGCATATCTGAAGGCGTCGGTGAGCCCCAGTTGAACGTCCGGGCGACGTCGCCCATCTGCACTTCCTGACGGATACACGAGACACCACCGTTGGCCGGAGTGTCGAATGCGGAGATGACCTGAAACGCCATAGCCTTGAAGGGCGAGAACGCGGTGAAGCCATGGTCAGAAGACCACCAGTCAAACTTAGACGTGTACGAGCCGCTTGCGTGAGTTCCGACCTGCATGCGCCAGCGTGCGCCTACCCAGGCATTGGTATAAGAACCGCCTGAGTTGGTTATAGTGCCGATTGTTCCAAGACCGTAGTTGTAGCCATTGCTGTCAACTAGGTTGTACTGTCGGCAGAGGAGTGAGCGATTGACGTCAACGTCTGCCGCTGCATACGCGATTGCGCCATCGTTCTGCGTCGGGAATGTAACCCAGCCCTCGCCGTTCCACTGCCACGTCTTGGAGTTGTAGGTGTAGAGATCGCCCGTTGTCGGGCTGGATGGAAAACTAATTGCCATTTCTTACATCCTCGCATCCGCAAACCAATGGCAGTGCCATATTGAATTGGAAGTAGACACGTTGTTGATCGTAATGCCCATGCCCGAGCTGCCGGTGTTATAGGCGGCCGCGTCAACGTCCGTGGCTGCGTAGGCTTTCCCTGTGGTGCCTGAGTTGGGTGAGTAGAGTGTTATTGTCGGACCAGTCCGCATCGGCACAGGGAAGTAGAACACAGACGACCTGTGATAGTTGTTCGTGCCCAGGCCGATCCAGCCACCGCAGCCTGCGTATGCCGCCGTTGTTGCAAGCGCAGTGCCTTGATTGTAGCTCTTGCAGACGTACCTCTGGCACTCTTGAAGCTCCGCGTCTGGCGTCTTGAACATATAAGGCGCAGTCGCTGAGTTGAATGCGGTCGCGTCCTTTGGGAACTCAAGCTCGGCGGGCACGGCAAAGATGCCGCCCATCAGAAACGCCTCAGCAGCCGCATTCCATGGGGCCGTGCAGTTTGCTGTGGTGATGTAATTTGCAGACGCCCACGTATCGTTCGTGCCATCAAAGTTTGATCCAGCGCCAGGACACACACCAATCGAGCCCCAGTGATTTTTCAGCGTAGTCTCCCATGATCCGGTCGTGTCGCCAGGAATGACGAACTCAGACCACGTCCACGTCGAGGCGGCGAGAGGGATCTCATGCACATATGATCTGGTGCCAGCAGCGTTGCGGATATACATGGCGACCGTGCAGGCATCGACAGCTGATAGCCACGCGCCAACGCGCAGATCTCTTGCGCTCGTGGTGCCCCACCGCAACTCAAAGGCGCGCGCCGTCTCTATCTTCTGCTCCATGAGCATGTAGTCGGTCGCAGTGCCAAACGTCGGCACCGACGCTCCGGGGGCCATGTAGGCGTAATGCGGCCACCCATAGCCTGGGCTTCCGCCACGTCCCGCATAAGCCGTGTTGGTTGTCAGGCTCCAAGCCTGCCCCCACTGATCCGCAACGGCGTGCGTAGCTGCGGATACGGTTGACGACCCTGCGCCTTCTGTAATTTGTGCAATTCTGTAGCTTGAATTGATGAGTAGGTTTGCTTCACGGCACGCTATGGCGCGCGCCATGTCATCAAAACTAGCAGCTGATATGCGTGTTATTGCCATTTATCACATCCTCGCATTCGCCACCCAATTTGCCTTCAAGTAGCTGCCATCTGCCCAAGTCACACCTGATGTATTTGTAATAGCTCCAAAACCAGTGTGATATATGTCGGCGGCCGTAGCTGTTCTTGACACTGCAGAGACATCTATTGATCCGCTTGTTGATCCTGCGTACAGCGTCACCGTAGGCTGCGTCCTCATTCTTGTCCTGAAGATGCCCGGAAACTGAATTGAAGTGCCGCTCGCTGTTGCTACGCCGGGAACGTAAGAGTATGGGCCGTTGACGCCCCACGCCGCTGTCTGGCCGTTCTTAGATGCCTGCCAAAAGCGCTCGCACTTTTGCAGCTCTTCTTCGAATGGGCGCTGTGTCAGATACATATAACCAGAGGCGGGGAAACTCATATCCGCAGGAACGATAACAAGGCCAGTCAGGTAGAACTCATCGTTTGCGGCCTGAAATGGATTTGTTGCCCCTGATGTCGAAACATAGCTTCCAGATTGCCAAGCATCTGCCGTTGTTTGGTACGTGCTGCCAGAAGCACCTCCAACCCACACGCTTCCCCACGCTGTTGTATCTGCTGGCCACGTCCCGGACGTGTCCCCTGTGATTGTTACAGTGTAGAAGCCCCAACCAGATGTAGCTGTAACCGTTCTGACATACGACCTCGCAGCGGAAGCGTTTCGAACAGATACACAGTAAGTCCCTGCATTCGTAGCATACAGCCAGAAACCAACTTTGATGTCTTTGGCATAGGCCGTGCCCCATCGTAAGTGCGCAACGTCCTTACCCTCGATCTGATGTGCAATGCCTGCGAAGTTGGATGCGCCATACGTTACAGCGGCAGTTCCTATAAATCCGACATAACTAGAGTACCCAGCCAGACTTGGCGTTGATCCACTAGACGTTTTGAGAGTGCTCGTGCTTACACTCCATGAGCACGGGAACTGGTCAACTCGGTACTCTGTACCAGATGCAGCAGCAGTGCCGGTTGTGGCATTGCCATACTCTTGTGCGACAACACACCCAGAGTTCACAGCAATGTTTGCTTCGCATAAGGCAGCAGCAAGTAGAGTCTCAGAACGGGCCGTTGCAGCGAACTGCTCAAGACCATCAGCAACAGTCGCATCACCGCCACCAGCAGGCAGGCAGAGGATGTCGCACGTATCAGAGGCACCCGGAGCCGACGAGAACGTCAGCGTCGAGCCACTCACCGAGTAGTCGGACGGCGATTGAACAACCGCATTGACCGTAATGAGGAGCTGGTTCTCGCTGTCTGGCGTTACTGCGCCGCCGCCGTAGGTGAGCGAGAAGGCCGTGGTCGATCCGTTGAACCCGGACGAGATGTCATCCAGCAGGCGCGTTGTGCTCGCGCCAACCGCCGGGTTTGGTGCTGCCTCGATCCACTCTGAGCCTGTCCAGAGGAACAGCGTTGCTGTATCCGTATCGTACCACAGATCGCCAGTAGACGGCAGGCCGGGAGGCGTTGCAGAGTATGTAACCGATGCGCCGCCTGCCGCTCCTGAGCCTCCCACGGGACGCCAGCGGCTTGTCGTAGCGTCGTAGCAGACAAGCAGTGTTTCGTCTTGTG